TGCTACCGGCCACTGCTGTATCGCAGGAGGAGCGCCGTTTAGGGTCTTGATAAACAAGAACCCGGAATTGGTACGTGCCATAGTAATAGCACTCCTTTCGTTTTTGCTAGAATCACTTGCGTTCGTGGGTATCCTGCGAGGGGCCACTTGTCTTGGTGGATTGTCGCCCGTAAGCGGTCCGTGGTTGTTTACTTTTCCGCATTGCGTCGGTTATCCGTGGGGCCGACTAGTCTTCGATGGTCGCGTAAACACTGTCGATGTCAACGAGCAAATACTCCTCGTCATCGTGTGTTATAAAGTTACCACCATACTTGGCGTAGATGACTTTATCGCCGACTTTGAGTTCATCGTAGTCGGGAGATATGGCAGCTACGGTACCACGTAGTGGCTTCTTCTGCGCTATATCAGGAAGGAGTATCCCGCCTTCCGTGACTTCTTCCGTTGGGTCCGGTTTGATGAGAACCCTGGTTCCGATAATCTTGAGCATGTATCCCCCTAAAGATTGTGACGCTTGCCACCATACTCCTGGTAGTTGTCGCCGCTGTCATACGCAGCCCTCAGTTCCGGATCGCCAGCCTGAATGCCCTTGTCTCGCTGCATGTCGAGCGTTCTGCGGTCTTCTACTTCTCTCTCGATATTCTCACGCGGAGCTACCATCAGAAGAAGATCGCCGTTTCTTATCCGGCCATCCACGTCGAGGTAGCCATCGTGACCATCGAGCACATCCTCTGTGCTTGCGAATCGATATTGTTTCTGCTGGTGCTGCCGAACACGTTTGTCTGTGTCATAAACCCACCTGGCGTGGAGGTTGGCGTCCTTGAGCTGTGTGCCCTTGGCTACAGGGACCAACCTTTCGTCTCTATCTCGAACTGATACCCTTGCCATTAGCGCTCATCCCTCCTTGCGATCGCTCGGGACACAACCTCATCACGAGATTTGCCCTTTATCCCCCACGCATCGAACATGTCCTTGGTTCTCTCGTCAAGGGATATATCTACGTCACTATCACGCGAACCCTCCGGTGCTCCGAGACCGATCTTATCGATGATCTCCTTGCGTGCTTTCGGATCGTCCTTCGCGCTTGACGCCTTCTTGCGTGACCACTGGCCTACCACAGCGTTATATGCCTGTTCGCATATCGCCGCCGCTTGCTGAGGATTAGCAAGAACTGCGTCATCCACTGTCTCGAGTATGGCCTCGTATTCGTCCTGAACCTCTCGGAATAACGGATCGGACTTCCTTGCCGCGATCTCGCGCTTCATGTTGGCACGTGCGTTCTTCTCTACCTGCCGCATCTGCGCAATTAGCATCTGGTTTACCTGCACCGCCGCCTGCGCCGGGTTTTCAATGAACTGGTCATTGAGCTGTTGCAGGTAGTCGTTGCCCTGCGACTGAACAACTGGCTGGGTATAATACTGTTCACGTTCCGCCTTAAGTCGTTCGTTCTCGGCCTCTAACTGCGAGGCCCGCGTTGTGCTCTCGTGTATCTTGCGTTCGGCTTCCTTGTAGGAACTCACCAAGTCATCTTGGGTTTTAAACTTACCAGCAATAAGCTGCTGTTCGTCATTTCCCCCGCCTTCGGGTTGTGGCTCCTGGCCGCCCTCTGGTCTATCAACGTCGTCCATTACTTACCTCCGTTTTTTTTGGTTATGTCCGCCAACCTTGCCCTTGGCAGATTGGCAAACGCCTTTAATGTGCGGATTCGTTCCTGCAAATCCCGAACTTCTTCAAGGCTCTGCGTTGTGTCGCGGTTGATAAGTCGGACAGTGCATGCGCTAATCTGTTCCTGCACCCACTGCGTAACGACTTCCCATCGCGGAACGAGTCCTTCCCACTGTTCTATCTGTAAATCCAGACTACTCTCTGGCATTGTTTCCGACCATCTGTGCGCGTCTCGCAGCTTCTACAGCCCTTGCCTGCTGCTGCATTAACTTAGCTTGGTTCATCTGCCCGTCAATATCCCGCTGTCCCGCCTGCTGTTGCATCTGCTGCTGTTGTTGCATCGCCATCTGTTGCTGGGCCATTGCCTGTTGTTCCATCTGCTGCTGAGCCATCACCTGCTGTTGCATAGCTTGCTGCTGCTTCATTACCTGAATATCTTGCTCGGTGCCGATGTAGCTTTCGGTATTATCTCTATCGAAACTGTTGAGAAGGTCTCGAGTAACGTTGTAGATACGCAATGGGTCTTGAACAACAAGAGGATTTGGCGGGGCGCCCTTCATTCCGAGCAGAAGCATATACATATTCAAGGCAGCTTCACGCTGTCCGTTCTTGTCAGACGTGCCGGTATTGCCATGGGCGATGAAGTCCCACCGCTTGCGTAGGTCTGCACGTGTAACTTTAGGAACCTGCTGACCAGTCATAGGGTCGTCGGAAACATGGAGTGGATTGACCTTAGACCCGGTGAGCTCAGCTATTTCCTCATCACTCATAAACTGATACATCAGGCCAAGCACCTGTTCGCCAACCTCAATAACTGACTGCTGAAGTCGTTCTATCACATCACCAAGTCTCAAACCGCCCTGGTTAGACACAAGCTGAATCTCACCAAGAGTCTTCTTGGAATCTGTCTCGCGTCCTGCCGCAGCATCGTTCACTGCTGAAGAACGCTCGGCATAGTCAAGGGCTATAGCTTCAATATCGCCACCAGGTATAATCGGGTTGATTGCCAACTCTTCTAGGTCATCCTGGTCGGTCACTTCTATCACCGCTCCTGGATGAACCCTCACATCGTCAGCTATCAACTCGCCACTCTTGCGCTTCTTAAACGCCTTGCTGATAGCCAGCGTAGTGGCGTCTGAGCGTTGATTATGGATGGTGTTAAGTTCCCGCTGCATATGCTCTATCTTCTGAGCAAGCGGGATGCCGAAGAACCTCTTCGCTCTGCCAAAGCAGCGATACCTTACGTAGTATCTGCGACCGTGCTTGTAGGGGAACTGGATGGCCCTTACAATCGTGCCGGTCTCTTCCTCCAACACAAACACACAGTCTTCAAGTAGGCCATCACCGTTAGCATCGTAACCAGCTATCACTTCCCAGAACTTGAACTCGTCATAGTCAACGGCCTCAATGTCCTGTCGCTTAATGTCTTCGTGCTCGTCGCCACCATCCGTCACAGTAGAGAGTTCATTGGATGGCCTGTCGATTATCTCATCAGTCCAATCCTTGTTGAAGATTTCCTGCTTTACCTTGCGCTTCACTTCGTCTGGCGATAACCTATACCTGTCACCAACTATAGCCGCACTCTCAACGTCCTTCGATGTCAGCGGATATATGACGAAGTTCTTCAGGTCTACCAGGTCATGCGACGGCCCACGATACTTTGCTTCCTGATATTCCACACGCTTCGTAACAGGCTGCCCTGTCTCTTGGTCAATCATCGGCTGGCCGGTGAAATCGTCCATCACAGGCACATCATCCCATACAGTGCGATACTCTTCACGCCATGTAACCTTACCGATAGCCGTATGCGAGAGAAGCGACTCAAGGAACGTCTCGTCAAGCGAGTCCCTGAGCTTCATATACTTGCTCTCCATCTCGTAGAGAATATCCTCCACAAGTGGGGCAATAGGCTTATCAGCAGGCTCGCAGTGTTTGATGAGAGTATACGGCTTGACGCCAAGGATGATGTCATTAATACGAGCGTGGTAAGTATCAACTATCCACTGGGTAAGTGGGACATTGACATTCGAACAGTCTTCCCATGGGAAGTTCTTTTCCGAGAGGTCAGACTCGTAGAACCGACGCCATACGTCGAGCTTGTCGAACATACGATGCATGCCGTTGCGAGACTTGGTTATCTTCTCCAACAGATCGGCGCCAAGTTTCTTACGCTCATCGTCTTTAAGTTTTATGTTGATATCTACCATTAAGCCAGCCTACCGTACCACTCGTAAGTCTTCCTGATTGCTTCTCGCAATCCGACCTCTACACTCAATCCAAGCTCTGATCGTGTATTACTGGTGTCCGGAACGTAGTTCGATGCACGGGAATCATTGACGCCTTGTATCATCACGTCAACTCCCGCAATCTCGCCGATGATGCCAGCCAGTTCACGCATTGAAACTGACTCTTCAGAACCAACGTCATACGCATGCCCAGAAACGCCATCAGTCAGAATGGCAATAAGCCAAGCGGCCAAGTCAGAGCCATACATATACGAACGAACAGATTTACCATCGCCGTGCACCACGATAGGACCACCACTAAGCGCATCACGTATAAAGTTGCCAACCGCAAAACAACCGTTAAGCTGCATGTGAGGCCCAACAAACGCATAACATCGGGCAAACACGCTTTCACATGCGTCTTGGGCAAAGCACAGGCGCTCTGATTCGAGCTTACCGCGAGCATACTCGGTCACAGGATCATATACAGCGCCACTGCTGACAAACAGGAACCTATCAGCACCGCAGTGCTTTGCAAAGTCCAGCATCCTGCATGTGTTCGGAACTATTGAGGCTGGATTGTCATAACTTACTGCCGCGTGAATAACGTGCGTGAACCGCTCATCGGGGAACTCAAACGACTCTATATCACATTGCAGCCATCTAATTGCCGGGTCGCATGCAATCTCTGGACACTTCACAGCAAAAGACCCCGGATTTCTAGATAACACAGTTATCGAAATACCGAGGTCGCAATCTCTTGCCAATGATATGAGGTGACTAAGAATCCAGTATCCAAAGAACCCAGTGCCTCCGGTCACGAAGATTCGCGCACCGTTGAGGCCCATTAACGCTTCTTGACACCCTTGCACTTCTTAGCCATGTCACTTGCCTTTCTTAGCTGTCCGTTTTCGACCAGCAGCAGCCATACGCGCAAACTCTGCTTTTCCATATTTCTTACGTCCCTTAGCGGCAGCTATAGCGTCAGCTGATTCCCGACTCTTGCCACTTTTGACGATAGCATCACTCATCTGTGCAAACTTCCCGCCGCCGCCCTTGGCCATGGATTTGCCTTTATACATTTTGGGCTTCATTGTGTGTCACCTTTCACAAGAGATATCCACCAGTCGAATACCTCCGGGTTATCAATCCAAACATCAACAAACTGATAACCTGCAATATCCGCAGCGTCCTCGCACTTAATAGAATCGTCATTACGACTTATCACATAAGCAGCAGCATGGAACAGTTCGTGGGCAAACGAAGCCGCTAAATGAGTTCCCGTCGCGCAATTCCCGAAAGTTAGTGTGTGACACTTGCTGTCACACTGAGCGATAGAGTTAGAACTTCGTTCCCATCTATCGTCTTTCCACAGGATATCGAACCATACACATCCAACCCGCACTTTGTCAGGACGCTTCTTAGCCATGTCACTTGCCTTTCTTAGCTGTCCAGTGAATGCATCCAAACTCTGGTCCAACACCACAAAACCAATCCTCATCAGAGCTAATAATCACTCCGTCTCTTGGAAGGGTATGTTGTCTAGCATAGTCAATCAGGAACTTGGGGCACGAACAGAATGGGAACGGAGGCCATTGATCAGTAGGGATTATATAATGCGCGCATGATTCACACCTACCACCCATCACTCCGCCTCCTTGCGCTTGCAGAGAATGACTTCTTCAGTAAGCCAAAGGTAAGTCTTACCGTTGTGCCTTGCAACGATGCTCGTAACGTTGCCTATCTTACGTGTGGTTTCTATCGTGGCTAATTGCAATGATTGTGCGAATAAACACTCGTCTCCATCGAACAACTCCGTACCGTTGCGATCGCGGCAGATGGGAGCGGGTTTCGGCTCACATGTCACCCTATAACCTACAGAGGTCCACGGAAACTCACCTTCGCCGGTCTCTGTAAATGGCTCGAACCGCACTCCACCAAACTTCGATTCCAGTGCCTCAATTCGCTTCTTTAGCTTTTCGTAATCTCGTGCAATAGCGTCCATAATCCCCTCCTAATATCCCGTAGCTCTGTCCCGCTTATACTTCTTCTTACGCGTGTCACGCTCGCGAGACGGCATAACATACAACCCACCAAGGCCATACTCCAAGGCACTCATCGGGTGAGCCCATGCATTCTGGTCGGCGCACGCCTTATACCTACCTGTCTGCCCCAGCTCCTCATACTTGTAGGCACCCTGGAAACCCTCGCGCAACATATGACACCTTGGGTCAAGCAGGAACTTGGGCCTTCCGCCTATGGCCCCGCGAAGCAACTTAATCACGTTATCTTTGCGGTCGGTGAACGTAACAGGCCCTCTACGCGGGTATATCCTCAAGTCGGCCAGATCGTCAACGCAGCTCCTAGCATCCTTGCCCACCTGACTCTTAGTCCATGCCGACGGGTCCGAATAATCCACCCACTCAGCACCCGAAAAACACTGCGTAGACTCAAGCAGCACCGCCTCTGCAAACGTGCCCATGGTCATTGACTTCATCTCGCTGCGACCATCCCATGTGACAAGTTCCCTTAGCACGTTAACCCTGCCCAGCGCATCCGTCTGCAACCATATACACGCTGGTAACTGGTGTGTTGCTCCCAGGTCCCAACCCCTTACAACAGGCCTCAGCTTGTCCCATAGCAGGGGCTCACTCGCTACATGCCAATCGGGGACGAAGTCCTCTGCATAGATGGGTAAACCACTGCTAACTGTCCAGTCGAGGCCATACTCCTGCCTGAACTGCCGGTCGCTAAGCCCCTGCCTTGCCTCACGTTCCCATTCGGGGCTACGCTTGTCGGGATCAGCTGAGTAGTGAAGTTCGAGGACGTGGATGCCAGTATCAGAGTCAAACTCGGTTATGCCTTGCATTGGTCATCTAGGTAGTCAACTTGCAGTGGCTCGCCCTGTGGATGACTGAACGGTCCATCAGTACTCGTAATAAACCCAATACGGTCGGGAACACTAGGGTTGTACTGCACGGCTATCAACTCTGCATCCGGCTCGAATCCAAGCACCTGCCGGAGAAACGGCCAGTAGGCCATGGTCTCACGTCGTTTCATTTATTACACTGCTCCACTGCCATACAATAACTGCCTCACTGGGCTAGTTGACTCTGGTGTAGTCACTAGATCGATCCTGCCACCGCCCTGGATGGTCGGCTTTAGCGCCGACCATGAATCCTCCCACCGATCCCAGAAAGCCGCCTCATCGCACAGCACACGACTAGCGCCATACTGCCTCAACTGGTCAGACCCCTCTGCTACCGCGAAGACCTTACTTGATAGAGCGGGGAACGACAGCACTGAGTTGCCTACGCTATTCTGCCCTGCACGTCTCTCCATTAGCGGCTTGTTTGGCCATACCTCGTGGGGTATGTGGTCGTAGATGAAAGCCAGTCTACCCACAAGCTCGCACGATGTCTCATACTTGCGACTGGCTATATAGCTCGCCTGGTTTGCCGCGGTTGCCGTCTCATACAAATACAGTGCGCACATAAGCCACGAGATTATCATTCTCCGGCTCTTAATCACCGCAAAGAGTTTACAGCGCTCACGGGACTCAACGGTGTAGCGCAAATAGTCTAGGTTGGGAAACTGTCGCACGCTGCCAGCTGCCTGGTCCTGCGTATATACCGCTCGCGTTAGGTAGTCCCAGGGCCCGGAAAACGGGTTAGTTAAGGCGGTCTGGGCCTGGGCTTCGAGCTCCAGTATCGTCAGCATCTCCTGTTGCTCGCTGGGCGATAATAGCATGAAGCTCTGCGAGTCTAGCGGCACGCTGTTCTGCTGTAGCATCATTCCAGTTCACTTCTACTGCCTGAGTTGGCCTGCCGTAACCACGATCAACTATGTTTTCGGCGGCCCGTATCCTATCAGACGACCTTGCGCGTTCATCACGCATAATGGTGCACCAAACATCAACGGCCTCGGGGGTCAGCGATTGACAACGAGCTTTGAGCTCCAGAGGCAGCCTAGGCCGGCCGCCAGGATTGGCATTATTCCCAGGCAAGAATGGCTTACCTCTAGGCCTGACGATTTTGTCGCGCTTCTGCGTTACGCTCATATCCTCACTCTGAAACAGGTGTTATCCATCGTCCCACGCTCACGCTCTCAGCGTCCGTTTTACCGCCTCTGTGAGCCTCGGGACAAATGTCTACGCACTTTTGTCTACTATTATTCTAAGCACTAAACTTTCCACGTGGAACGTTCCAATAGAATTTATCACGTCTCACTGAGGGACTTATACCACTAGGGTTTATCTATTCCGCGCCCTCAACTCTAGCACAGGAATACCGTGAGCTGCGGTTTTGAGTGGTCGCAGCTACATCACTCAATGCTGATTGCTCAACATCGCCCTAATTGCGTGTCCATGTGCCTACCACCCTCTCGGATGGCTATAAGTCCCTCAGAAACAGAGCTGGGGGCTATGTTTGTTAGATTTAGGCCCCGGGAAGCCTATCCCAGGGCCAAGGAAGGAGATTGGGAGGAAAAGAGGCGACAAAACTCATCGCCCGTGTACATCCATTTTACCTGTGCATGGTCAAGAGGATTAAGCGTGCAGCTATCACGGAAAATATTTTCAACTATTTTTGCTCACGCTCAAAATAGGGCTTGACAATGCCTGTGAATGTGGTATAATACGATTGTAGGATTCAATTAGCACAGTGAGAGGGGATAGGAAAATGTATTCGGTCAACAGTGAAACAACAAAAGTGGTGTGCAGGCATATTGGGTGGATTTTTGATATCCATCCAATCAAAACCATGCGGCGCGGCAGTATTATCTACGTTACAGGTACGCTACTCAAGCCGGATGAGTGGCGCAAACTCCGAGGGTTCGACGGCGACGTCATAGAGGATGGATCAACTCTCCGAATTACTGGAGTCCCGGGTAGAGTGTAGTCAATCAATTGAGAGGAGCAGGGAAATGGGAGCAGCGGCATACAACAGAGGCAGCAACGCAATACGAGAAAGCATTGGCAGGGAGCGGAAACCAGCCGACCCCCTGTCGTTTATTGTCGCTCGGCAAGAGGATCGAATCAAGCAACTCGAGGTACAGGTTGCAAAACTCGAATCTGAACTCGGCAGAGCAAAGCGGCTCATTTGCATGTTGCGTATCGCTAAACACGACATGTATATCAAACTCACAGGCATGCAGGATACGGCCACCGAGATTAAGCGCGGCTTTTTGTCAAAAAAATCGTATGCGCATGCATACGGGGCCATGATAATGGCTCACAGATTAGGGCTAATCTAGCCTAACACTAATTCGCCCCTGCGTTGCGCGAACAACCAGGGGCATGGTCAAACCCTAATGAGGAGGATTTAACATGCAAGAGTATACCAGAGATCAGCTATCAACGCTAGCGCATCACGTGGCTAGCACACTTGGCGGCCATGCCGTCATCACGGGTGCATGGGTTTGGGTTGAGTTCCCGTCCAAACCATCGGCGGCGAATAGAGCAGAGTTGAAGGACTTGGGCTTTAAGTGGGCCCCGAAGAAGAATAAATGGTATTTTGCAGGCAAACCGCGTGCCGGTCGCAAACCGATGTCATGGGAATATATCACGGGCAAATACGGCACTGAGGAGGTGGCATGATGACAAGTGCAATATTAGTAACAGGCGACACGTACACGAATCGCCGAGCAATCAAAGCACTTGGCGGGAAATGGAACAAGGAAGAGGGTGGCTGGCTGGTTCCGACTACTACCCTATCCGAGATAACCGAACTGGCAGGCGCGAATGATTGGACACTCGACACCATAGAGATTGACGAAGAACTGCTTGAGACGCCAACAGGCGAACGATTGCGAGCAATAAGACAGGACAAAATCGACCGGCGCGCTTCCCGACTAGAAGCAAAGGCTAACCGTTTGGGCAACGAATCAGCTAGGCATAGCGCGCACGCCGACCCGTACCGGGGTGACATATCGTATTGGACTCAACCCAACATAAACAGCAGTGGAGGGCGATCATTCACCCGGCAGCGCGAGCGCGTATTGAACCATATCGAGAAGGCTGGGGGGCTGGCTATCGAGGCAGCGAACACAAAACGCGAAGCTGAATGGTTGCGTAGTTCTACGGCGCGCATTGCCGGAGACGCCGAAGCAAGGCGGCAGGCTGTGCGTGATTATAATGACGGTTGGGTTACGGTTGGCATACAAGTCGAAACCCACCTTTACCAGACTCACGCAACCGTCACCCGAATCAACAAGAAGACATACAGTATAGAGTTACCGTCAGGCTTTAAGACCACCATAGACAAGTCTTTTGTAGCAAAGATTCGCACCTGACTCACACGAAAGGAGCATTAACATGAAACGACCCGGCTACCAACCAACAACAATGGATTTACCCACGGAACTATACGAGGCCATTCGCAAAGCAGCTTTTGACCGGCGCCTATCTATAACCGAGATCGTCCGGCAGGCGCTAGCGGAGTGGCTGGAGAGGCAGGGGGAGAAATGAAGCGAGCGGACGCCATTGCGCTAATCAGACTGGCGGGATATCACCAGGATTCCTGCACTGCGTTGAGGATATACATTGAGAATCGGATCAATTTTGCAACATATAAACAGGCGTGGCGCGAGGGTAATGCCGCTCGCGAGTCCGGCGTAAAGTGCAGCTGCTATAAGTGCAATTCAGCAGCCTAGTAAACCCCGCCCCTCACCCGAGGGGCTATCTTTTTGCGTCCCATTATCCGCGACAAGTGAGACGCAACCGGATTTATGTCTCACCAGTGGGACACAAGCTGGTTTCGCACTATGCAGCACCGGGTAAACAACAAGAGTCACGACTGGGTAACCTACCACAGTTGTGACTCTTTCTTCTCCTATCACGTTCTACAACTGTGGTGACTACCAGTGGTTGATGGTATCCTCGATCACGATAGGATTGCTCACATGCGGAGATTCGACAGAGATAAATGCCTTGACCCCGCCGGATACCACGATGCGACTCACGCACATCAGCAGCAACTTGCGCATATCCATAGGGTTACGTGCTATCCACCAGCTCGGAAATGATTCCATTGTTGAATCAATCATGCCCGCCGGTATCACCATCTTCTGAGGCTCTTTGCGTGGTGGCTCATCTTTGCAGGATTGCAGTCGCTCCATCAGTTCCTCGCGTGTTATGGCATTGGCCGCATACAAGTCAAGCCAGCGGTTACGATCCGCCTGCACGTTGCGGGGCTTGACCACAGTTATCTTGGGCTTCGACTCTGTAACATCTGCGTTCCGGATGTGCTCACGTAATAGTTGTTGCAGAGCCTGCCCCATCATCCTATCGAGCCGTTTAGTGCCTATAGCGCGGGCGTCACACGTTGCCCGAGTCTTTCCGGCACAAATATACATACCCGAGCTGTGACCCGTCATTTTGGATCCACAGAGTGCGCAAACCAGAAACGAGCTGTAGGCATAGGTGTGTTTGGTATGCTTGAGCTTACGGCGCGTGGTGGCTACGAATAGCTGTTGAGCGTGAGCTACGAGGGATCGCGGAACCACCTCGGGTATGCCCTCTATTTCCGTGCGTTCGCCTGCGTATTTGAGCACTCCGGCATAGAGCGGGTTGCAGATAATCCGCGACAGCCCGACCTGGTTAAACAGCCTGCCGGTCTGTGTGCGAATGCCGAGGCGCTGAATGGCCCGGGTTGCCTGGTTGCGATTGCCACAGCAGTCGATGAACGTCTCGAAGATCGCCATGACGTCCGCCTGACGATCCGCGTCTATCTGAAAGCCGTGTTCGGCGCTCCACTTAAAGCCGAGCGGTGGCCTGCCGGACGGCCACAAGCCCTTTTGCGCCCGCCATCTATTGTGCTCCTTGACTCGCACCCCCGTAAGTTTCCGCTCCAGCTCCCCAACGTTCGCCAAGGTTGACCACACGAAGTCACCATATGGGTCATCCGTGAACTGCTGGGTTACGAAGAGAAGGGAGAGCTTTGCCTTACGCGCCTGCCTGCGAAATATCTCGAGGTCAATCTTGTCTCTACCAAGTCGGTCCTGTCGCAGTGAGACAATGCCTTGAAACAGCCCCGCGCGTGCATCCTCTAACATCTGACGTGCACCGGGGCGGTCATGCAGCGCCATCCCGCCGGACTCGCCAAGGTCGGCGTAACGCATGACTATGGTATGGGATTCCTTGGCCGCGTACGCCTCGATGAGTTGGGCTTGCACCTCGGGACTATCTATCTGTTCATCGGTTGACATTCGGATGTACGTGGCGAGGTTCATATCGGGCGCTCACTGACGTGGCCTCTCATCAGAAGTCCAAACTAAACGGATCATGGTCAATCCGCACATGTTGCGGCCTGCCCTGCAAGGCAGGCACATAAGGCCGAATGCAGAGAAATAGCAAACATACTGCTATTAGGGCTAGAAGTATAATGGTTATCGTTCTTGATTGCATTCTAAGCCTCTCAGTGGATTCTTTTTTCATGTATTCATAATTGATCATAAACGGCATGTGGATCGCCGCTACTATCAGACCTACGACAAAACCCACGCCCAGACACACAGCACCAACAATCACCATTGACCACACTATTGCTTCGTTCTCCTCTCAATGTCGGAGAATCTATAACTGCTCGATTCCCTCGATATGGGTCCAGTTTTCGCCGTCGTGGATACAGACGGTCAGTTCCTCTCGCGGCTCGCATTCCAGGGTTTCTGTGTTGTCTGGATCGCTAACCATCTTTGCCTTTAACCGGCAAACGCAAATCTTGCTGATACCTTGCTCGAGCAATTCGGTAGTAATAGACATGGCGCATCACCTACCCCAGGATTAACCAGTATCTATTACTTAGCTAATACTCGTATTGTTCCTCTTCTCTTCGTCTTGTTTTTTCACAAAATCGCTCACAAACTCCATTATTTGCGAAATCGCTCTCTCATCAAATCTACCATCAGCACGTAAATCAAGCTGCACACGCTCTAACGCGTCCGCTGACTCTTCGGGTAGGAAACCGGCTGCCATAAGCAGGTCGCTTTTTTCATCTCGCGATAGACGCAGTGCGTCGCCAATCTCATGTATTGCTGTCCTGCTCGGGTTGCGTTGTCCGTACTCGTATTGTGTCACCGCGGATGGAGTCTTCCCCATTTTTATGGCTAGTTGAAATTGCGAGAACCCTTTCATTTTGCGGTACTCGCGGAGCTTGTTGCCAAACTTACTATACGTTTTTTGTTGTTCACTCATACCTAGCATATTGTATCGTATTTCCCAACAACCTAAAGACATTGCTTCCGAAAAAGACTGCTGCATATTGCGTGTGATTCATTTAGTTGAAATAACCTAGTTTAGTCATTGCTATTCGAGCCAGCATGGGGTATATTCATATTGATGCTGATTCACTATGAATCAACTGCAAGGAGTTAACTATGCAAATCACAACCGGAAACGATATAAGGGCTGAGCGAGCACGGCGCAAAATGTCGCAGGGTTTTCTTAGCAAACTGACCGGCTATCGCCGCGAAGAGATCGGTGCTATCGAAAACAGTCGGCTTATGCCCACACAGGAAGTGCTCGATGATATTCGATCTGCATTCGAGCAATTCGACAATCGCCAGGTAGCCGCCTAACACTAACGCGCAAAAAGAGCCCGACCGGTCGATTCCGTTCGAGCCCTTACGAATACAGTGTAGCATGCAAACTATGTGACAGTCTACTGGTAGTTATACCAGGATTCGACATTAATTATGCAGGTAAACGGAGGAAGTGAGATGACAGACAAGGAGTATGCGCAGTGGATACAGATGGTAGCGGACTGGTTCCGCGACGAGCTCCGCAAGGACCTTGAGGCCGAGGCCGAGGGGCGAACCATCAAGAAGCCAAGACGAACGAACGCAACGACGGTCAAGGCCGCCTAGCACCCCACCAAACAGGAGGCGCAACCAATGTTCACAATCGGAGAACAAGTAAGTTTCCCCCGCGGCACTCTCTATATCGGCGAGTCGCGGGACGGCATGACCCGGCTCTACCAGGACCCAGCGGACCCTCGAAGCTGGAAGTGCTGGATGCTTAACGAGGAGTTGAAGAGGTTGATTGAGAGCAACAGGGATTGGCAACGCGAACGCGATACGTTTCGTCGAGACGCTAATGCTAAAGGATACACCGTTAGAGTAGCTGATGGTGCAGCGTACAAAAATCCATCGACTGGCGAATGGTTGAAGATAGAAACTTGGAAGCAGTATCAGCGGCAATCGGGCCGCGTGGACGACAGGCTGCGGCCTGAGAAAGGACAGAACGATGCTCTATAGACAGGGAGACGTTTTAATTGAGCGAGTCGAGGCCATGCCCGACTCCGGCACAACTATTGAGCCCGAGCACGGCCTTGTGATTCTGGCGGAAGGGGAGGCCACCGGCCACCATCATTCGATTGCCTCAAGCGCTGTTAGTAGTGCAGTTTTGCTGGATGATGAAGCAAAAGAAGAACTTGTAGCCAAGGGCATTATTACAGATATCAATGTGCAGGTTATGTCTGTGCGGCTAGGTATAGACGGTAGCCTTACCCATCAGGAACATGGTCCACACCATCTCATAGCAGGTGACCATATCGCAATTCGACAGCGGGAATATTCCCCGGAGGCAATACGAAATGTCGCGGATTGAGGCACTGGCACCAGGGCAGGAAGCTCGTTTTGCTGAATTTGTTACTAAATGGACGAAGATCGGCCTCAGCACGAACCCAGCAGACAGAGTTGGGGCCGAAGCCGCCATACGACGCTCTTACGAGATTGCAGGTCTGCAACCACCCGCGCGGATCGTATGGTGCACGTCGCCGGTAGCAGGCGCGATCACGCGGGCTATCGTGGAAGACTTAGCCAAGAAGAGTAACTGGGCATCCGTGGGGGAATCCGTGGAGGACTCCGTGCGGGAATCCGTGCGGGACTCCGTGCGGGCATCCGTGGGGGCATCCGTGCGGGACTCCGTGCGGGAATCCGTGTGGGCATCCGTGTGGGCATCCGTGGGGGCATCCGTGCGGGCCTCCGTGGGGGCATCCGTGGGGGCATCCGTGCGGGCATCCGTGGGGGCATCCGTGGGGGCATCCGTGCGGG